CAATGACCACTGGGATGTGCCAGCGATGTATGCGCTTGGTAGTTCACCTGTTGCTAGGTAAGCAGCTGGTGCTTCGGTTGATACATAGGAAATGATGCCAGCGGATGTTGCTGCGACTGCGGTGGCTTGTGTTCCACCTGCGGTCAATGCTGCAATTACTGCTGCATCAGTTGCCTTGTTGTAGGCGCGTGTCATGTTATCGACCATTGCCTGGAAAAAGTCTGGGGATGAGCGTTCCAATAGTTCTACGGAGTAACGCTGCATTCCAGCAAACTTGTTTACATCAAGGTTGACGTATGAGCTGATGATGCCAGTTTCTGACGGGCCAGCACCTTCGTTGGTGTCGGCTACTGTGCCACTGGTTGTGATTTTTGGATGGCTGATAACCATGCCTGATGCAGTGATGGCGCGTGAGCCGATTGCATCGATGGCTGGGCGTGATCCAATGGATGTATCGATAACGCTGTTTACATACTGCACTGGGGTGAACGCTGGGTTCGTGCTGAATGAGTCATCGGCTGCCATAACATATTGGGCTGAATCATGGTTGCCCATTTTGGCCTTGATGCTGTGTTCCAAGTACGAGGCTTGGCTGTTAATTGGGCTACGAGGCTTGACGTAGGCCACTGGTGCTGCGGCGTGAACAACCGCTGCTGCGGTCACTTCATCTGCCACTGGTGCGGTTGTTTCTTCCACGTTTATCTCCTGTGGTTGTTCCTCGGCAGGTTGTTCCGCCTCGGTGGTTTCTGGGTTTTCCTCATCGGCCTCTGTGGCTGCGACTTGGGAAATCTGTGCATCCTTAAACGCTGGATTAGTTACATGAGCAACGGCTTCAAGTTTGGCAGCTGATACGACCATCACGCCTTTCTCAATGGTGTATTCGCCGACATTGGCCTCGATGCTAAAGGCTGGGCGTAGTCCCTCGGATGCTTCAACTAGCGCATCATTGCCAGCACCCGTTGGCGCAATCTTAAATGCCATCGAAATACCTGCTGGTGTGATTTCCTCACTGCCAGCAATGCCACGACCTAATGGGCGTGTCCGGTCATGTTCCATGTTCAAGACGATTTGGCTTGGGTCAATTTCGCCAAATGCGCCAAACTCAAAGCGCACTGGGCCAGCCGATGTGTTGCCAACTTTGGCAAAAGGCACGACAAGTCCCTTGATGGTTCGGGTTTCAACATTGGCCGCTAATACTTGGCCCTCGAAACTAAGTTGCATTTTCATTTCCTCTCGGTGCGAGATCCATTTCCTCACGCGCTTCATCTACGCTTATCAAGCCGTAATCAAGCATCTTGCCAAGGACTTCGATCTGCTCTAGTGGGTTTCCGCGTAAGTAGTCGTCAAGATCGAACCTGACTTTGCTACCGCGTGGGGTGACATCGTTCATGCTCAAGCGTTCCTCAATGCAACTCATAAATGGGCGCAATGAGAAATCAACAAGGCTTCGGCGTTCCTGGCTTACGTTGGAATAAGTCGCGCTGGCTGATTCGGCGTTGATGTACCAGGCAGGGATGTTGCACATACGCGCAATTTCGGCTGCGGTGTTCAAGCGTGATTCGGTCAGCTGCATTTGTCCAGCATCGTATCCAAAAGTCGTGACATCTAATGGGCCTGACAAGTAGGCAGTCGACCGGGTGGCTCGGGCTTGCTTCCACTGCGCCAGTAGGCTCGACACCTGCTCTGGCGGTAGATCAACGCCACTATTCTTGATCACCATTGTTGGGTTTGGCTCGCTGGCCATTCTCTGTACGGCTTCCTCAAGTTTGAGTGCAGTTGAGATCGTGCGACCACCGCGATTGAGTATGCCCTCGTCAATGCCACTAAACATGATCAAAGATCCAACACCAGACATCGGCAACAAGCCGCCCTCGATGTAGAAACCGTTAACGATTTCTTGGGTGTTCAAGTCAGTTGTGAAAGTTACCCGAGTTGGATCGATGCGACGAGCCTGTATTGGTCGGCCATCCTCTGGGTTTACTTCAAGCACCTGCCAGAATGATCGGCCATGAAATAACAGATCCTCGACTGTCCAAGCCATAGTCACAGCTAGTGGGATGGCTGGGTCTGGCTGTTCAAGAATCTTGCGACCCTCGATCTTTGCGCCTGTGATGTCGCTGTATGAGTTCAGGCCAAGGGTTGCGATAGTTCCAGCGATGATGTTTCTGGCTCGGGCAACTGCTGGCACTTGCATTGCGCTCGACCGGTCAACTCTAAAAGTGTTAAACGGGGTAAAGTAGGCATCCTGATAAAACGGGATGGCGATACCTGCACGCGCTTCGATCTGTGGCTTTTCGGTGGGTGTACCCAGCAAAAAATCTATGAATCCCATTTTGACATTTAACCATGAGCAAATGACATTGGTGTAATTTTGTCACCGCTTGTCACCTTGTTACGCGTGTTGTCACACAGATCGGCCAGTAAGTTCTAGTGGTCTTGATCCCTCTTTGATTACTGGCCGACCTCGGGTGAACCCAAGGCAGGGTTATGCGCTAATAATACTCACACTTTGTTGTGGTTCGGTAGCGTGACCCACCGCCATGACCAAAGCAACCGCTGCGCTGATCGGCACTTGCGCTGCCCTGCGAGCGATGCGCCAACCGCCGTCACTGGCTGGCCGTCTAGCGCAACTGACCAGATGGCTGTGCATAGTTTCTTGGGCTGGGTGTAGCAGCTGCCGCGACTGCATTGCGTTCATTGTCTGGTCACACATAATTGCAAAGTTAGCCGAGTTCCAAGGTGTCGGCGCGACCGGTACGCCAGCCTGGCTAAGTCTTGGCGCGATCCACCCAGCAGTGTTTGGATCATAGGCCAGCACCCTTGGGCGGTAGCGGCGAGTCAGTGTGGCGATCTCGCCAGCAAGTTCCAAATCATTGATGCCACCCTCTTTTTTCCATTCGTGCAGGAATACGCCAAAGCCTGATTCGCGTTGTTGAATAGTTACCAAGCAAGCCAGTTCGCGGTTAAAGTTCAAGTCCATTGCCATCCAAGTTGGCAAGCCATCCTCCAAAGCCACATCGGACTCGCACTCGTTCCACACCTGCATTGGCCAAGGGCTGTCGATCGCATCCACCCACATACACAGGGTCTCGGTCTTAAACGCATCAGGGCTGTCAAAGGTTGCAGCGTCTTTAATGTTTTGCTCGTTGATCGTGTACCCCATTGCAGGGTTGGCCATTTTCCAAGCCTCGATGTCGTCAACCGATGATCCAGCAGGTGCGCTGTATTCGTAGTATCCCATGCGATCGCTGGCAAAGGTCAAGGCTCGGCGGCGTTGCTCATTTAAGACATTGCTCGTCAAGTCGCCAGCGTTAGATGTCCAAAAAACTTGGGCATTGGGTCTGGCTCGGGTGATCGGCGTGACCGCTGCCCATGTGGCCTCGTCAATTTCTCGGAGTTCATCGACATACAACAAGTCGGCGGTGCTACCGCGTGGGCCTTCGCTCGTAGCTGCTCGGATCGAATACTTGCGGATACGCTCACACTTCTCGCCACATGACTTGGGGTAATGGTGGCAATAGACTTCCAATTCCTCTTGGCCGTTTGTCCGGGATACTCGCTTTATCCTCTTTCGCATCCAGTCCAGGCTTTCGGCCATGTCGACTGTTTGCTTGAAAGTGTCCAACGATAGTTGCCGAGTCTGGGACATGGCGATGGCGTTCTTTTCACCAAAGACATAAAGGCCAGCAAGGATTCTCATCCGCATCATGTGGGTTTTGCCATTCTGGCGAGCAACCAGCACTCCCACACTTGACCGCGCCCATCGCCCATTGGGCAAAACTTTTAAGGCATCATCTAGGACATGAGTTTGCCAGGGTAAAAGTGGGACTCCGAGTTCGTCAGCTAGTGCCGCCACCACTGGCCCTGCGCTTGGCAGTTTCAGACTTGGGCTTTCGATCCTGGGTTTTGAGTAACCGTAGATAATCTCCGACATGGTTTGTCCCGTCATTTTCCTCGCCCTGTTTTCCTGTGGTTCGTGTTTCGACTGTCAAGTGCAGCTGCTGGAGTACGTTTAAGTATTTAGCCGCCAATGGTGTTGCCTCTTTAAGATCGCCCATGTCAAAGGCAGTGTCAAGTGCCAAAGCAATCCGCCTGGCTAAAGTCATGGCCGCAACATCGGTGGGCGCAAGCCAGTTGGCAACTGATAATGCCGAGTTTAACGAAATCAGTATGCCCATTGGTTTATCCTCTGGCAGTTCTGGTTTGTTCTGGGTCATGACCTAGGCCTTTCGGTTGTTGGCGGATCGAATCGGACCAATCGGGGAGAAATAATAC